CTGCTGCATGGTGGCTTTCATCCACTACAATCATATCAAACTTCGGGCGATCTCTAAGGTTTCTCTCGCGTGAGATTGTCTGCACCATTGAGAAGATAGTATTGCCATCCCAATTTTTGACTGTGCCGTTTACAATGCTTGTTGTGATGTATGGGTTGATACGCTCAAACTTAGACTTGTTTTGATCTACAAGTTCATCGCGGTGTTGCATCACCAAAATCTTTTTACCGTCTTTGTAACGTTCACCTACGAGCGCGGAGAGCATAATCGTCTTAC